CAAGCGAAAATATTCAAGGGATAGTCAACGCCCCAAAGGCTAAGACCCTCAAAATGATTAACGATCTGAAGACCACCCGCTCCGAGACTACCGGGCGTATCAGCGAAGACACCCTGATCCTGAAGGTGTATAGCTGATGACCGATACCAACGCAGACACCGTCGCCGAAACAATCGAGGCGACGACCAATGTTGTCTACCTGAAGGACTTCAAGAAGCCGACCACCCCGAACAACCCGGAAGTTGTCCCGGACGACTGGAACGCCGGTTACGACGACTATATCGACAATATCTCCGTATCCGTCACCTTCGACATTGCCGAGCTACTGGAAGAATATGGTTTTGGTATCGAAGGCGTCCCGGGCATCGGTCACGACCTGATGATGGTCATCGAGTCGGTCAAGTCGATGATGTTTCGTTCGCAGGGGGAATATTACCCGCTACAGGACATTGCCGAAGACCTGTTTGAAATTGATGATGAAGCCGCGCTGGTCGATGGTTTTCTGAACGGAGAATGAATAATTGATATTACTCGATTTGAGTCAGGTTATTATTGCAAACCTGATGGTTGAAGTCTTCCGCAAAGGTGGAAGTGACTACGATGATGCAATGCTTCGCCATATGATCCTGAACTCAATTCGGGCGATCCGCCATAAATTCAAGTCTGAATATGGCGATCTGATCATCTGTTCCGATGATACCAACTACTGGCGAAAGAGTGCCTTCCCCTATTACAAGGCGGCACGCAAGAAGGCGAAGGAAAAGTCGGACATCGACTGGAAGCGCGTCTATGCGTCGATCAGCGCCCTAAAACTTGATTTGGAAACATATTTTCCCTACAAGTTCATTCAGGTGGAGAACGCCGAAGCCGACGATATCATTGGCACGATTGTTCACAACAAGGGTCAGTTCCTCAACAGTGGGGAACCGATCCTGATCGTCTCGGGCGACAAGGACTATTTCCAGCTTCACGACTATGGCAACGTCAAGCAGTACGACCCGGTGAAGAAGCACTTGATCACCACGCCCAATCCAGAACGCTACCTGTTTGAACACATCCTTCGTGGCGATACTGGCGACGGCATCCCGAACATCCTGTCCCCGGACAATTCGTTTGTCATCGGGCAGAGACAGAAGCCGATCACCCAAAAGCGCGTTGATGATTGGGACTGGTGTACGGACTTCTTCAAGGGTGAGGAATTGCGCGGCTTCAAGCGCAACGAAATGCTGATCGATCTCAAGCAAGTGCCGGATCATATCAAAGCTTCGATCCTTACTAAATACGAGGAACCCAACACGAAGGACCGTTCAAAACTGTTGAACTACTTCATGAAAAACAACCTCAAGATGCTCATGGAGTCCCTTTCGGACTTCTGAGTATAATTCAAACACGCAGGAATTTTTAAATTGCTTTCACTCGCTGAGATCGTTCGTAAAGCGCAGAAGCTCGAAACCGAAGATCAAAAAATCGAATGGCTTCGTCAGAACGACTCCACTCCACTTCGCCAACTGTTGATCTGCACCTACGACACGGATAGAATTAAATTTCTAATCCCCAATGAACCGCCCCCGTATAAGCCAAGCCAACACCTTGATTCCCAAGGCATGTTGCATAGGCAGATTCGCAAACTTCAATATGTCATTGCTGGTGAGGCTGTGCATAACATCTCGCAATACAAGCGCGAATGGGTATTCATTGAAATGCTGGAGTCGGTCGATCCTGAAGATGCTGAACTTTTATGTGATATGGTTCGACAAAAGCCATTGACAGGTCTTTCGGCTGCTGTTATCAATAAAGCATTCGGGGACATTATTTCAAAGTCCGCTGAAATTGTCGAAGATAAAACAGTCAAGCCAACAGCACAGAAAGCGAAAAAGAGCAATGGCAAGGAAGTTTAAAGAATTCGAATTCGAAGTCGAAGAGTTTGATGCAGACGACTACGGTCGTGGGCGCAAGTTCAACAAGAACGAACGGCGTGAAGCCCGACGTTCCCGGGAGACATCCCGATACGCTTCGTACAATGACACCACGGTCAATGACGATCAGCGCGAATACGCCTACTGATCATTCTTCCAAAAATTGAAACATGATGGTGCCGGGATAAATTCTCCCGGCATTTGCATATCTAATGAGGACTACTTTTGAAAAATGAAATTCTGCTGACCGACGTGGACGGGGTTCTTCTCGACTGGATCGGTGGCTTCGAGTCGTTCATGAACTCGAAATATAATCTCTTCACCGTCGATCCTTCCCATTACGATCTGAACAAACGCCTTGGCATCGAAGCCGAGAACGGCGGGCTTGCCTACATCCAAGAGTTCAACCATTCGGAACTGATCGGGCAACTGAATCCGTTCAAGGATGCTGTCGAGTATGTTGCCAAGTTCCACGAGAACGGTTACAAGCTGGTCGTCATCACCTCCCTGTCGAAGAACGACTCCTCCTGCCAAGCCCGGATCGACAACCTTCAGAACATCTTTGGTGATGTCTTTGAAGATTACGTCTTCCTTGACATTGGTCAGCACAAGCGCGATGCCCTCGCCAAGTTTGAAGGCACCGGCTGTAAGTGGATCGAAGACCTTCCGAAGAACGCCATGGATGGTGTTGCCGTTGGTCTCGATACCTATCTGCTCCGTCATACATACAATGCTGACTTTGCCAGCAACGAACTAACCATCGTTGATGACTGGAAGCAGATTTACGACGGGGCGCTCTTGAAGGACGCTCTCGACCTTCTCCAATATCGAGTTTGAAATATGCCAACATACACGTTTAAGCATCGGGATTCTGATGCTGAGATCGAATCGTTCATGTCCTTTGCTGAACGTGACGCCTTCCTTGCCGAACATCCGGATTGGTTCCAGATCATCACCACGGCTCCTGCCATCGGCGACCCGGTTCATTTGGGTGTCAAGCGTACCGATGACAGCTTCAACGATGCACTCAAGTTCATTTCGAAGCGCAACGATAACCGCAAGAACAAAAGCCAGATCAACGTACGCTGATGCACATCCCGCCACCCCCGAAGAACTGGCTGAAGAAGATACCATACTATATTATTGTGGTGATCGTCTATATTTGCCTTTGGGTCATGCTGTGGGGAACTGACAAGTAATCACCAAGTCCGTCTGTATGCTCATGGCATTGCTGTGAGTGACGACGGCACCATTTTGATATGAAAGAAATTTTGATAATATGACTGAACGAACTTGGCTCTATCGTTTCTATGATAAGTCTAATGTATTGTTGTACATTGGAATAACTAACGACTTCACAGTAAGGTTTGTTCATCATAGACGTAATAAGGAATGGTCGGGAGAAATTTGGAACCATTCTACGGTTTGTTTCGACACCAGAGAAGAAGCTGAAGCCGCAGAAAAGTCGGCAATCCAATCGGAATCTCCGAAGTACAATGTAATTTACAACAAAAAGAAGAATATATCATCAGGGCGAACCAGAGACGACCCTGCCTATCAAATTGAACGTTATATTAAAGCATTACCAAAGGATGTTAAGGAGTTTTGTGGACGAAAATACGAGGTATATAATCATGCATATTATTATGCTACTGACGATTTTCTATTACAATGGACTGAATATATTCCATCCCGTAAGCATGAAGAGACTGGATTTATCACTTATATTGAATTTTTGTCATTTACTACTGGTAAACAACATCGAATATTTTATAAGAGTATTGAGATTGATAAAGGTGGAGCAGTCAGTCTTGACATCGTAAAGATACGATTTGAAATTTACGAGAAGCTTAGAACAATACTCAAGGTCAAACCTGTATTCGAAAAGTGCTTGCCTGATCAATACTGGAAGTACCTTGAAGAAACCGATCCTGATGCTTTTAAGCTAGCGGCGTAAGTCTAAATAAATGGGTAAAGAAACCTCCATGGGAGAACCCATTTGAAAGCCCCTAACCGCAAAGCCCGTCGTCAAACTCAACGCAATGCCAATCATTTCAATATTGAGATTGACTTCCAACCGCTGAACGATAAACAGGAAGAAATGGTCAAGGCATATCGCTCTGGCTACAATCTCTTGGCGTATGGTTCGGCAGGCACCGGCAAGACCTTTCTTGCGCTGCTTCTCGCTCTTGAAGACCTGTTCGCCAAGAACGTCAACAAGATCGTCATCGTTCGATCCGCCGTCCCGGTTCGTGATCAAGGCTTCCTCCCCGGTTCAATCGAGGAAAAAGAAGCACCGATGACCGCTCCCTATCGCAAGATGGTCAACGACATTTGCGGTTCTGGTACGGCTTACGACGAACTGGCGAAGAAGGGGATGATTGAATTTATCTCAACTTCATTCATTCGTGGCATCACCCTTGACAACGTCGCGTTGATCCTTGATGAAGTGCAAAACTTCAATTGGGAAGAAACGACTTCTGCTCTGACCCGCGTTGGTCTGGAAACCCGCGTCATCGTATGTGGCGACGGCAAGCAGGACGACCTTCACTACAAGCGCGGCGACACATCCGGTTTCCAAAACCTTCTGAAGGTCACTCAGCGGATGAAGGGCGATTCCTTCGCTCACATTGCCTTTGATCGCAACGACATCGTTCGTTCGGGCTTCGTGCGCGAATTCATCATCGCTTGCGAGGACGAGGGTCTATAATTGCCTGAAGCCGCCCGCAAGCAATCGGTCGATACAGTAGCATCCCCGGACGGTTCCGGGGTTTGCTGCGTCGATCCAACCACCCAATCAACTGATATTGGTTCTGACAACGTATTCGTGAACGGCATTGGCATCGTTCGCGAGGATGATCCGATGATTCCCCATACGTCGGACGATGGCGGTTGCTGTGTCCAGCACGCCCCAAGACTATCAACCTATTCTTCAACCGTTTTTATCAACGGTAAACGCGCCGGTCGCAAGGGCGACATGTACGGCGGCGATCATCAAATATCCTCTGGAAGTAGCAACGTCTTCTTCGGAGGATAACATACTTTCAAGGAAATACTTACATTGCTTACATTGCATGAATTCCTCAATCAAAAGAGGAAGTATATCGCTGCGATCTATGATGACGAAACTCAGGTTAATCTTCGCAAGTGGTGTACAGATAACGGATTTGATCTTTCCAAGAAGTTCAAGGGTGACGATCAAAAGCCGGAAGACTTCATATTCCATACGACCATCATGTATTCTGAAACCATCCATGATTTGCCGAACGGCAAGCTTCCCCTGACCAAGCCGTTTCTGGTCAAGCCATTCGCTTTCGAGCTGCTTGGCGAAGACAAGGACATCCCGGTCATGAAGGTTGATGGTCACGGTCTTTACAAGGCGCGCGAATCATACGTTGAAGACTATGAGATGCGAGACCGATGGTCGAGCTATCTCCCGCATGTGTCCCTGTCCTACGTTCGCGATGCCTCCACCGATTTTTCAAAGATCAAGCTTCCAAAATTCAAACTATGGGTAAATCGTATTGACATCGAAGACATTGACGCCGACGTTTAATTGGGTTAATGTACCGGTTCTTGCCGAAATCTCTGCTGACACCACCGACAACGGTCGCTTCTACACTTGCCCGGATGGTTCAATCTATCCAAGTGTGACGACCGTTCTTTCGGTTAACGGCAAGGAAGGCTTGGTCAAATGGCGTGAACGCGTTGGCGATGAAGAAGCCGACCGGATCATGCGGCAAGCCGGGGTTCGTGGTTCTGCTGTGCATGACATGGCGGAAAAGTATCTTCGCGAAGAAGATTGGAAGAAAGGGCAGATGCCCGGGAACATTGGTTCGTTCCTCCCGATCAAGAAGGTGCTGGACGAACACGTCAACAACATCTGGTACATCGAAGCTCCGCTCTACTCACACTATCTCCGAACGGCAGGACGCGTTGACTTGGTCGCCGAGTACGACCAGCAACGGGCGATCATCGACTTCAAGACAAGCCGGATCAACAAGACCGAAGACATGATCGAAAACTATTTCATGCAGGAATCAGCATATGCTGTTATGGTCGAAGAACTGACCGGAAAGCCGATTCGCAAGCTGGTGACCATCATGACATCGGACGATAGCTCCCAACCCCTGATCTTCATTCGCGACCGGGACGAATGGATCGGCAAATTCATGGAAACCCGCAAAGCCTATGACCTATCTAAGGCTGCTTAATCAAACATTCAAATTCCTATCGATCATGGGGTTCGTTACCGCATGTGCCGTAGTGCTCTCACTGATACATTAAAGAGAAAGGATAAATGACATACAAAGTTTACGACGACGACATTTTCAAGGGCGAACGAACAGGCTCCAAAAAGCTGGAAAATTACCTGTTCGATGATACCGCCTCCGTTCCGGATAACTCGCCTTCCCCGACTGGCGTTATTCCCGGGGGAGTGATTCTACCCAATCCCGCCTACTACGACTACAAGATTCCAAACACCACGACAACGACGACCACCGCCCCGGTCATTACCCCGACCGAAAAGAAGGACACCAACCCGAAGGATGCAGTCGGCATCAAGAAGGTGGCGTTCTCGACGGTCCCGCAAACCGTGATTGCTGAAGTCGCCGTGGGCATGACCGAAGGGGCACGCAAGTATGGTAGACACAATTGGCGTGCTGCCGAAGCCCGAGCCTCCGTCTATTTCGACGCGACACTTCGCCATCTGTACAAGTGGTACGAGGGTGAGGACATCGATCCGGATTCCGGTCTGTCACACATCACCAAGGCGATCACTTCCTTGGTTGTATTGCGTGACGCGATGATCAACGACAAGTGGAACGACGACCGACCCCCGAAGATTCCTGAAGGCTTTTGGGAAGACATCCAAGCCAAGGTCGATGAGGTATTCGCCAAGTACCCGGATTGTGTCCCGCCGATTACCGAAGGTGGTTCCATTTGACCGTTGTTGCTTCGAAATATGCTCTAAGAGAGAATCACTTCTACGAGACTGAACCGTGGTGCGTCGATACGCTGCTACGGTTCATGCCGATGCCTGAACATGCCCGTATTTGGGAGCCTTGCGCAGGCGGACATAAGATCGTCAACGCGCTCCGGGACAACGGCTACAAGAATGTCTTTTCGTCTGACATCACTGATGAATATGGTGTTGAGCACGATGAAATCCTTGACTTTCTGACCAAGCATGATGACTACAATCCATTCGTCGCCAATGTGATCATCACCAACCCGCCCTATGGACAGGGCAACAAGTTGGCGGTCCAGTCGGTTCGAAAGGCACTCGCAACAAAGGGTGTCGATTACGTCGCAATGCTGTTGACTTCAAAATTTGATTTTGGTAGCACTCGTGTCGATCTCTTCAGAGACAATCCAAGCTTCTTCGGAAAATTGAA